CTTTAGGTGGAGAAGTTACTGCTCAAGATTTTAATGCAGCTACTGGTGGATCAAAATCAGGTCCTCTAGGAAGTTATGATCCAACTACAGATACTGTATTTTCTGTCGGTGGCTACAGAGGTAGTCCACGTAATGTTCTAAATAAAGGTTTTACACCTGATCCAGAAGTTACTAAAGAAGTAAATCTTTCTTTAAATAAAACTGCTGATCCATTATCTTTACCTGCTGGTTCTTATAAAGAAAAAAAAGATGGAGATAAAGGTGGAGCAAAAAGTACTGTTGGTGGCGTTGGATT